ATCAGTTAAACCACCAACAAACTTGCCCATTATAAACTCCTCGTATATATCTTATACATATGTCCGTCATTCCCTAATAAATCTTTAATGTATTTAAACCCCAGTGCTTCTCCAAACTTACCTAACTTATCATTATCTACTAGTCCATATAGTGGGGCATTGAGTAGTGACTGAAGCTGGTTTAAATCTCTAATATAATGTTTCTTTGTTTTTGCTGACCATTTAAACACATCGGTATGAAGCCAATATAAGTTACTAAACAACTCCAAATACATTATATATTCTGGTCTATTTACTACTGGAAATTTCATTTACCACTCAACAATTACAACACCAGCAGCGCCACTACCCCCAGTAACACTACCAACAGTTGCGTTTCCACCGCCTCCGTAAGCTCTACCGTCTGAGCGACTACCGTTTAAAGCCTGTCTTCCTCCTGCACCCATAAAAGAGTTACCGCCGAAAGCTGTAAAAGTACCCACTCCTCCTATACTAAAACCGCCTCCGCCACCAGCACCGCCTGCTATGTTAATATCACCATTAGAACCAATTCCCCCAAGCCCCGGCGTACCTCCAGATCCGTTACCACCACCAGTTGCAGAACAATGAGAGCCAAAAGAAGAGCTTCCTCCTGCTGTAGCAGCGGTACTCCCAGTTCCCCCTGTGCCTCCAGCCCCTACTGTTACAGACTCAGTATTACCCGGAGTAAGACTGCTTATATATTTAATCGAGGTTCCACCACCCCCTCCTCCACCCGAACCCGACCCACCGCCATCAAAACCTCCACCACCTCCACCAATTACAGTTACTTTAACTTTAGTAACCCCTGCTGGAACAGTAAAGGTTCCGCTGCTTGTGAATACTTGTATGCTTCCGATATTACTAGAAGTACTTAATGCTGTTGTTGCAGTAGCTGCGTTGCCTGAAATATCAATAGCATATGTTCCAGATAAACGAGCAGAAGCTACTGTTCCTGATGCTAGATTACTAGCATTCAAATTAGTAATAGTATTACTAGCACCACTAATAGTTTTATTAGTAAGAGTAGCTGTTTCAGATCTCTCAGCAGTAACAGCACTAGCTACAAAAGCTGTACTAGCTATTTGTGTGGTATTAGTACCACTACTTGCAGTAGGTGTTGCTGGAGTACCTGTAAAGGTAGGAGATAAGGTATCCGCTTTAGAAGATATAGCCGAAGCAATGGCGCTAAATTCTACATCTATCTCTGTACCTTTAATAATTTTTCCTGCGTTACCAGTAGGTAAAGTATCTTTAGCAGTAAAGTTAGTAGCTTTTGTATAGTTACTCATACAGTCTTTCCTTGTTTAATATATACGTCAATGCGCTGAATAGATAAAGGGTTGCCGTTTATATCTATTTCAATACCAATTTGAAAAACAGTCCCTCTACCGCCTGCTTGGATCTTAAATTTATCTAAAATAATACCATCAGAGTACTCAGCAATATTGTACTCCCCTATATTATACTCGTAAATTGATGAACTGTCAAGCTTTTTTGTATAGGCAAAGTAATTTTCTTTGTAATCAAACCCCCACTTAATGGACACAACCTGATTAGACCCACCAATCAGGACTAATCCAATTTGCTTCATAATTTTTTCACTAGTAGGAGAGTCAAAGTCAAAATAGTTTGTAAAGTATTGCATCCGATACGCAGAAGAATTATCAGAATGTCCAAAGTATTTACCAATATACCCCGGTTTGCCTATATACAAATCTTTAGTATTAGTAACCACAAAACTTTTAGGTTCTAAACTAGTCCAAGTAGTCACTCTAGAAGAGCCATCTTGTAACGGTGCTCTCATGTCAAAACAATATACCCATTTTGTAGAAGGTAAAGATAGCAGATAAAAAGCATCTCTTTCAAAATAAATAGATTTTATATTAGATGCTGTTTCAGAAGCCACATTACCCATTAGATCATCTCTAACATTTTTAGAAAGATCCCGCATAGGAAGAGATTTTTCTTGGATAATTCTTTGAAAACTTCTAACCCCAGCATCAGATAAGAAAATAATATCTGTCCCTGTATTTTGTATTGAATCACGAGCTATGCAACCTACATTAGGAATATAGTCTCTTAATGTTAATTGAGTTACGTCTATTGGATTTTCATATACTGCAATATTATTCCGACCAAAGATAATTAAAAATCCATTATGAGCCGCTAAAGCTATAATCTTATCTGAGTTAGGAAAGACAGAATTTAAAGATATAGACCCAGAGTCTCCGCCTTGGAAGTCTGATCCGTCTAGTAATCTAGTAAAATAAACCGTCTGTGGATCACCTACTATATCTGCTACCCAGATACGTCCATAAGCCGCTAAAGCGCAGTTAGGAGCAAAGTCACCAACAGAATACCCCAAAGGCATTGTCCCAATGTCACCAAGCCTCTGGAAGCCGTATGAGCCTGTGTGAGAGTGTGGGTTAGCTATGGTTGTCACTGTGCTTGTCAGGGCATCAGAGACTGAGTAGCCAGCACCACCAGTGGTAATAGTCACAGTAGCCACGCCAGTGCCAGACAAGGTAGCTATAGTCACAGTAGCAGCAGTGGTTCCACCAGACAGGGTTAGGACATCTCCTACATTGTAGCCTGAGCCAGCAGCAGTTACTGTCAAGGCAGTGATAGCACCGCTAGAGACAGTAGAGACTGTGAAGGTAGCACCAGTGCCGGGGCTTGGTAGTCTATGGTAGGCCAGCATAGGGTGACCAGACTGGACCAGATAGGCATGAGGCTCTGCAGAAGAACCATCACCGTAGGGCAGAGCAGCCCCTTGCCAGTTGTTACCAGTAATCGTGTATGTCAGGTCTGCACTGTTAGCCTGATTACGTACAGCCCTAGTAGTCATAGTAGTAGTACCAGTAAACAACTTATTATTCCCAGCACTGATAAACTGACTAGATCCGTTGTCAGTTAACTCAAACATAAACTCTACTGGGTTAGCAGCGCCTAAGTCTGTATTTACAGCAGAGTTAACAGGAGTCCAACCACGCCTAGCTCCTATACGCCCATATCTATCAATAACGCAGTTCTGTGCTTCTAGTGCAAAACCAGAAGACAAAGATACAGCAGACTCTTGGATGTTTAGTCCAAAGAATCCTGGGGCTGCTATTGATGATGTGACTGAACGTGCTGCCATTAGATAGCGTCCCAAGTAAATTCATCTGGATAATGATTCCCTTCATTAGCTATATGGTCTGCTAAAGAAGTTTGGTACAATCCATAAGCTTCTGAAGAAACTAGTCCACCGTCTTCTCCACGCTCTGCTAAAGCTTTAGCATAGGCTAAGAAAATAACAGGCTCATCAGGAACTTTAATTTGATCGGAGTTCAGGGCTAAAGGAGCTTGTGGTTTAATAATATTAAAGTTAATTGTATATACACCATTAGGAATAGGATAAAGATCTACCTGAGTATCTCCGTTGGAATCTACTCCATTAAAGTTAAAATAACGAGGAGAACCTACTTCAGGGGTTTGATTTAAAAACCAATTATTCATGTCACTAGTAGAAGCATTCTCTAAGAACCAGTCACTTGTGTCATTTAAAACATCAAAGACTCTAAACCTAATACCAGCATTAGTCATTACATAATTAAATAAAGTATTAGTTGTACTTACTGTTAAAGTTTCTGACAAAGCATTCCAGTTATAGGCATCTTCTACTTGCCGTTTAGCATCATTAATATATTTACTAATTAACTTAGAGTATTTAGTGTCATTAACAGACGTAACCTCATCTTCTCTAAGTCTAACCAGTACATCGTTAACTAATTCTAGATAATTTTTATTAGCCATTTAACAGTCCCACTTTCTTAGTGCTAACGCTTTGCGAGTAGGTCTTCCCTTCTCATCCTTCATAGGCCCCGGAACACCGCTCATACGAGCACAGAAAGACTTCCTTCTAGCAGCCTTCTTAGGAGACTTTGCAGCCTCTTTAGAAGACACTGGAGGCTTTAGGTTAGCGCCTTCCTTGTTCTTAAAGTATGCCCTGCCTTTGGCATTTAAGCCACCTTCTGGGTTCTGATATACTTTTTTTACCATTACCTGTACCCCGCTGTCTTCTTTGCTATCTTCTTAGGCTGTTTAACAAACTGTTTACCAGCTTTGTTGCCTTGTGCCTTAGCCTTGTTAGTTGCTGCCTTCTCTGCTGGTGACAATGCATCCCAAGCTGCATCAGGTAGATAACGCTTCTTACCTTTGCTTGGCTTACCATCAGAGGTTCTCCACTTCTGGGCTGACCAATCTTTTAGAGACTGTTGTGGGTCTTTCTTCATGACTTGTAACCACCACCAGCTTTCTTATACTCACGAGCTAACAACTGAGCCTTACGAGCAGACCATTCACCGGGATCTCCGCCTTTACTACCAGCCTTAATACGATTGAATAAATTCTTACGCATCGTTGGCTTAGTGTAGACCCCAGCTTGGTTAACTTTTGACTTAGGCTTAGTAGCCACGAGAAGAGCCTTTCTTAGCTTTCTTCTTAGACATACCAGTCATGGCTAGACCAACAGCTACTGCTTGCTTCTGAGGCATACCTTCTTTACGAAGCTTGCTGATCTTAGCCGATGCTGCTGCTTGTTTGCCCTTCTTAGTGTAAGGGTATTTCTTTCCGTCTACCATTGGCATACTATTCTCCTTAGAATTGGAATTGGACTGCTGTTTCAGGGATAAACTCTACTGTTGCTATGTAAGTTACAGAACTTGTACCACTATTCTGAACTCTAATCTCATCGCCTTCCTGCATGATAACTGCAGCATTACCGTCTAGCAGAATAAAATCACCAGCACCTAAGTTCTTACCACCGACTACCTTGTACTCTACATTGGCAGACTTGTCATACCAGAATACTTGTGGGCTGTCGTTACCAGCGGTGCTAATAATATACATCACCTGCCATACACCAGTGTTCTTGGTAGGTACAGTTAACAGCGTTACCTTAGTAGCACTGGTCCTAGTTGCTGCGGCGGATACTCGTCTACTCATCTTAACCTACTTTAAGAACTAAACTGAGTAATAGAATTACGATGAAACCAGTAGTCCCAAGCAGGATCTGTTCTAATCTCTTTAGCCTAGCGTTGATGCCTGCATAGCGTTCAGCGCACACTGCCTCATGGGTGTCAAGTTGTCCTTTAACTTGGTCTGCTGTTGACATTACTATCTCCACTTTGGTCCTTCCATCCAAGCCACTAAAGAGTGTCTGGTTCCTTTGGTTACGGGGTTTACCTTATGAATCACAAAGGAGGGAAATACTAAAACAGTTCCTTGTGCCTTAAGGTGCTCTTGTTTAGGGGCGCTGAGGTGTAAAGGTTGCATTTCAAACTCACCGCCTTCATACTCTTCTGGGCTAGACAGTTGGCACACCAGAGATAACTTCCTGTGTACTTGTCTACCATCATCCCAATTTACATCATTGTGCCAATTATAATAACCTTGGTCTTCTGCGTTGTATTCTGTAAACTGAATCTCGTTTAAGTGCCACAACTCAGATCCAAAGGCATTATGATTGGCAACATGAAACAGGTTAGTTAGTTCATGGTACAGCCAACCAAGGTCTTTATTGTCTCTAGTAATCCACCTAACCTTACTTCTACGGATATTGGTGTCTACATTAGAACCTTGGAATCCTATTACTGCATTTTGAGCTTCTATCTGTTTTGCCTGTTCTACTATGGTGCTACAAAGTTCTTTAGGATACCGCTGTTGCCACATCTGCCACATTGCGTTCATGTATTATATTCAACCCAAGATTGTGTTTCTTCGTTCCAATTATATCTTTTTCCATCTTTTGGATATGGTACTGGAGATTCCCATAAACAGGTATCTTCATTTAAAGACCAAGACTGATACGAATTTGGTGGTATAAACGCATCTCTTGTAGCATCGTAGGTATAACCTAGTCCAGCGTAGTTCTTACGAAAAGGAACCCCACCATAGGTGTGAACTCCTCCGTGTGTATTGTAGGACGTTCTTTTGCAGACCTGATTACGAAAGT